CTAGAGAATCTTTTACTAATGGACTGATATCATCAGAGTAAGTTAAAAGATGTGGATTTGTGAAATTAATATTTCCTCTAGGTTTATTGAAGTTTGCTCTATAGAGAGTGAACTTAAGATCTTCCCACTGACTTGGGTTCCAAGTTGAACCATTCTGAGATTTGAATAGAGAACCTAAAGTTGGTTGAGTTGATACTAATACTTGTTCTGCTTCAGGTCTATTTTGAGTTTGAATGTCAACTTCACCAACTCTAGATATCCAAGCACTATAATTAGTACTTACTGATAAAAGAACCACAGCATAAGTTTCTCCTGGTGGAAGATATACAGGACTAGGGAATAATACTGGAGTAGCAACACTAGCATTATCTGAAAGTAATACATTTTCTGGATCAATTACTACTTCACCAAAAGGAATTATTTCTTCAGTAGGTAGTCCCATTTTAACTGTTCTTAATTGAACCATTAATGGAAGAGTGTCATCCTTAGATGCCATATAAACATCTACTCTACTAATGAAGATACCTGTGCTATCTGCAGAGAAGAATGATTGAGCAAGAGGGTCTGTTTTATTTGCACATAAAACTGATTGATTATCAAAGGAAGAGTGATTTTTACCATCCCAAAATTCATTAACTCCTTCAAAATTCTCAGGATCTGCTTCTCTAGCTTGAACTTCTGGTTGTCCATCAAAGACATTATTTAAAAACTTTGAAACTGCTGCAGCAGCAGATTCATAAGTACCAGTTCCCTTATGAATAGAATCTCCAGAATCTAAAATAGCCATAGCAGCAGCAGTGGCTGGATCACTTCTCATTTGCTCTTCCCAATATTCTTTACCAGGACCATCAGGTGCTCTACCTAATCTATCAAGATAAACTTGATCAACTGGATCTGCATTAACAGGATCAACAAAAGCAACAACTCTTCCAGTTCCACTTTCAGTATCATCATTATAATTTGTTATTAATTCTCCACCTTGATCTGCTATTGCAGAATTCAGATCATCATAACTGGTAAACACAGTTAGATTTTGCTGTTCAATTTGAGTTTCAGTATTTGCAGTTTCATTGCCATACTCATTAGCAACCACTAGTCTGTTTTGAGTATTTCCCGCATCATCTATTTGCACAACAGTTTCTGTAACTATAGCTCCTACATCAGGAGTTCCATCTTCACCACGTCCAGCATCAATCCATTGTTGTTCACTAATTTGGTCAACATCAACATAAGTAACTCTTTGAGCTACTGCATTTTGCCATTCATCATCGTCTATTACATCTACAACTTTAGTTCCTGAATCTAATGTAGTATCAGTTCCTTTTCCTACTTCCCATTCATGTCCATTAATTTGTCTTCCAGGATAACCAGTAGTTTCAGAACCTAATGTAATAGTTTGGGTAGTGCTGTAACTACCTCCACCACCTCCACCAGTGGTTCTAGTCTCAGTTTGTATTTGAGTATGAGTTAAAATATTTCTAACACTAATGATAGTAGATTGAAGAGTTTCAATATTACCAGTTGATTCAAATGTTTCAGAAGCATCTGTACCAACATTAGTAGCATTTTGACTATTGCTTGGACTACTAGAAAGTCTGAAAACTTTCTTACCAGTTTCAAATTTTGGAGTAGTTATATCATTAGGACTAGGAATAAAGAAAGATCCTCTTACACTTCCTAAATTATCACATTTTAAATTAACATCTCCAACTGTTGCTTGAGCACTAGATGTTTCTCCTACTAATTTAAGACCTTTTTCAACGTATCCATGATAAATGTTTTCTGATTTATCAGACAAACTTAGTGTATCCACATTCAAAATAGTAGAAGTTGATGAATATTCAGCAGGTATGTCAATAACTTCAGCTGAAACAGAAGAAAGATTAGTAGAACCTGTTGTATTTTCTGGTAATATATTATCAACTAAAACTCCTCTTCTATAAATTGGAGTAAATTGATAATAAGGATTGGTATTATATACAGCACCTGGATCATTATATGGACCTAATTTATGATTAGATACAGCTACTCTAAACCTAATTAACTCCTTACCATCAGAAGTAGTTCCTATAACAGTTTCTCCCACTTCAAAGGTTCCTGTAACCATATTAATTTCAAGAAGTTTAGGAACTATAAATTTATTAACATTTTCTCCATCAAAGAATGCATAAACACTAGTAGTTGGTTTTAGTCCTTTAGCTGAGAAATCAAGATTTCTAGATCTCATGTAAGGAACTAAATCTGTATTAATTACCTTTTCTCCTTCATTTTGAGTAGTAAAGGTTTCTCTTTGTATAGATCTCCTACCAGTTCTTTGTTGAGTGCTACTAGCACTACTTCCCTTTTGGAATGTTTTGGTAATAGTTCTATACTTTTCTCTAGTCCTCTGTCCTTGACCTTCTACCCAACCACCAAAATGATCATAACTTGATTCATCAATCAATCTTTCTCCACTACCACCACCTGTCCATGTAGTAGACCATCCATCCCATATTACAGGACTATATCCAGTGCTATTATCAAATCCACCAGCAGATACTTGTTCACTAGTTTCAGTATAAGTAGTAAGATCTTGAGATTTAGCTTCCAATACTACTTGATCCATCCATATATCAGAAGATGGAGTTAGTACAATGGTTCCACCATAATAATTAATTAAGAAAGGAGTAACACTTTCAGTTCTAGTTGCAAAAGGTTGTTTTGTATAAACTACATGATCATAATCTAAAGATAATACTCTACCTGTTTGCCTAATTCCATTAGCACTATTAATGTCTAATTTAAGATCTAATTCAGTAGTATATGGAGAGGGTCTTAATTCACCATTAGTATAATCAATTGCATTTTTTACTATGGTTTTTTTGATTTGATTATCTGTAGTAGAAAAATCATCAACAAAGAATCCAGATTTAAATCTATTTAAACCATCAGTATCAGTTACCTGCATATTTAAAGTATCTCTTTCCAATAAAGAAAGAGAAGTATAAAATTCTAAACTTTCAATTCTTTTTTCTAACCTATTAATATCACTCATCTGATATCTTTTATATCTTGCTAAACTTACTTCTACATCCTCAATATTGTAAATATAAGGTGGTAATTTAATAGAAGCTACTTCTAAAGCACCATCTACAGAATTAGGCCATTCAGGAGTTTCTGCTGGCACTCCCTTTATCATCTGGAAAGTTCCACCTTTACTTAAAAATATTTTATCCAATCTAGGAAGATAGAAAGAATAATCTAATAATAAAGACTCATCTGATGCTAAAATATTCTTAGCAGAATTTCCATCTCCAGTAAAAGTTCTACCTAAAAACTCAAATGGAGAATATGAAGTTCCTGAAAAATCAGATACTCTTGGTCTAATATCAATAATATCACTTACCCTACTATCATTTATAGATGGTAAATTTCTATAATTAAAACTATCATAAGAACTAGCAGTGGTGATATCTCCAGTATCTGCAGCAGAGTAGAATGCTGACTCAAATATAATTGTTATTTTTTTACCAGGTTCCTTATAACCAGATTTTCTTATAATTCTAGCAAAATCATAGATTGTATTTCTCTGACCATCGTCATATTCAAATTCATCAGTTATATCAGATGATCCTAAAGTAGTAGAAGAAACAGTGGCTTTTATACCAGATTCTTTAAATGTAACTACTTCATTAGCTTGAAGAGTATAATCATTTAAAGAGATATAATTAATACTAGAATCATCAAATTTACTTATATAAATTCCTTTACAATTACTATCCTTTCCTATAAATTTTTCACCAATCAACAAATCATCAGTTTTTCCAGTAGCACTATCAATTGAAATTAAAGACAATTTGGGATAAATTGGATTACTACTATTCTTAGATTCTAAAACACCATATATTAAAGTAGCATCAGGAACTCCTAAAGAAATTTCATCATCCTGAACTCTAGTACCATAAACTGTAGAATATGCAAGACCATCATTTAATGTAGTTGTACCAATTCCAGATTGAGAATATTTTGAATTTATAATTGTAACAGTGTTAATTTTCTGTTTTTCTTTAATTTTTTCCTTTACATTTATTTTTCTTAGAGTTGCTATTAACTTAGCTCCACTGTTACTACCCAATCCATTAACTGTTACTTGAGTAGATCCAGTGTTAAAATTAATTTTATCTGCAGATAAAGATTCTGTAAGACCATCACTAGTTCTAATTAAAACATATCTTTCCTCATCATAAGGCAAGAAAGTTTCTTCTGCACTTCCACTACTAACAGCACCAGTTGAACCATCAGTAATAGTGACATCAAATTGTTTTCTAATAACAATACTAGAATCTGTTAAATCTACACTAGATACATTTGTCTTAGGAAGTTTTGTGTATAGATTATTATCAGTTGATGATTGGAATTGTGAAGTAAGTACTTTAAGATTAGATGGATTTATTATACTTGTAGGTAAACCTCCATCACATACACCAGTAACAGTAGTAACTCCAGATATAGTTAGAGAACTTTGAGAAACACTTTCAACCTTTGCATAAGAAATAGTGCTCTTTCCTGGATTACTATACTCTACGATATTTCCCACTGTAGCAATTCCAGTGAAAAACTTATTTGGGTTTGCAGAAGTAACTGTAGATATACCTAAGTAAGCTCCAGAAGTAGTAGCAATACTAATATTAACTTCACCTATAGAGAATAAAGAACTCTGTTTTACATCAGCATTAAATGTGCTAGCTGTACTTACAGTTCCACGAATAGATTTAATATCACTTGTGCTATGAGCAGTTGTAGCTGCTGCTACATTTCCACTCTCTACTCCATTAAATATGAACTGTTCACCAGTAATAAATTTGCCTTTTGTATTATATGCAGTTACAGCAGTACCAGCACTTACACCAAATCTTAAATATCCAGTAGCTCCACTAGATTTACCTTTTATATGAGTAGGAGTAGATAAAGTAGTAGGTGTATTTAAAGTTATATTTGTATAAGTTTGAATATCATATAAAGAAATATCCCATTCATTAGATTTTGGATTTGAAGAATCATAAGAACCAGATTCTAATGCAAAATCATAAACTCTAGCTAATCCTATTTCTTTTCCTGCTGGATTAGTAGAAGCTAATCCAACACGCGTGTCTCTTAAACTAACAGTATAATCAGTTCCAACTCCTATTTGAGGTGATCCTAAAACATTATTTAAAGTAAAAGTAGGTCCAGTAAAATAATTAATACTCTGATCTTCTAAAAGTTTTGTATCTCTTGTTTTGTCAAAATCTAAAAAAGTAGGAGCTATAGTTTCTACTTCATATCCTTCAATATAAGCTTTTCCTGGAGATATTTTATATGTTCCTAACTCTTCTTTTGGTTGATTATCGTTATAAGTTGATTGTAATTCAGTAAAAACTCCATTATTACCTTCAAAATCATTTAAAGTATTTCTAGGAGTAACTGTATATGGTTTAACATAATAATTGCCAGATTCATCAAAAGTTCTTCTTGCAAACTCCTTACCAATTTCACTATATTCTGTTTTATTCTTACTAGAAGCAACAGATCCATTCCTAACTAACATCAATTCTATGAAGTTTGGAACTTTTATTTGGTTTAAAGGCAATGCCTTTAATTTTAATTCTATACGTAATCTATCAGCACCAGGTGCAGTATAATTACTATATCCAGCTGCATTATCTGCCAAAGAAGGATCTATATCAGAATTTATAATATCTTCATTAACTTCAAAACCAATTCTTGTGCTTACATCATTAACAAATGGACTTAAAATAATTGTCTGCTCACTAGCTTCAATAAAACAACCCCTAGCAAAATAAATACCTTTAGATAAAACTGCAGCTGCTCCTACAAATGTACATACTCCAGTAACTAATTGAGCAACAGATTCTCCTGGTTGAAAAGTTATACCTTCACGAGTAGTAAAAGAATCTCCTTCCAATAGCAAACTTTCACCAGATATAACTCTAGGATTATTATCAGATCCACTATTTAAATAATTTACAAATACAACATAGGAATTATCAGGATATCTATCAGCCATATATCCTTTAATTTCTAGTTTAAGTCCAGATTGACTACCTACTACAACTTTATTATTAAGATCTACTAAATATTTTCTTACATCAAATCCTTGGTTAGAAGGTTGTATTTTAATAGAAGTATAAGCATTCGTAAATTTAACACCACCACCAGTCACAGAACTTCCTTCTGTGAAAGTATGGTTGCCCATCCTTTCAATTTGATTTTGAAGTATTGATTGAGTCTGTGTTAATTCCCGTGCTTGAACAGGATATCCAGGTTTAAATAAAATTTTATAATAATTGCCATCCTTGTTATAATCATCAAAATAAGGAGCGACGTTTAAATTGGTTTCCTGTGGCATGATTCTTTAAAATTGCAAGATGACTTTGATATCTTCTCTTTGGTTGGCAGATCTGGTAATAGATGGTCTATTATCAACATATATAATGTTTCCAGAATATTTTTTAACCTCAGGATTAGAAACTCCTTGAGTAAAACTCTGACCAAGGTAATATGTTCTATTATTTATTACAGTACTTATACCAGGACTACCTGATGTTCCAAAACTAGTGTCTATACCTAAAGTACTTTCATTACTAGCAATATTTACATTTCCTCCACTTGTTGGATTTGATGTAAATCTATTTAATGAATAACCATATGTAGGATCTGTTCTAAGAGATCCATCACTATTAAATCCTACTAAACTTTTATCTTGCCAATATTTTAAAACTCCTGTTGTTTGATCATAAGAAATAACTCTACCAACAGCAGTTGATCCAAGTCCCACAGTTTGAGTAACTTGACCATCCAAATTAAAAGTAGCAGTAGTATAACCTGCTCCAATAAGTTTTAAAGCATATACAGAACTAGCTTTAGAAAGTTCTAAATTTACATTAGAATCATATGCTTGTGGATTTTCTACAATACCTATTCTAGATATTTGGTTTCCTGTAATAAAATCAGGGTTAGATGCATCATTTTCAATTTTAGAATAAACTAAAACATTACTAGCTCCTAACTCCCTATAAATATCTGCTCCATGACCACCTTGAGGTGGAATAATAACATTAAAAACTGGAATTGTAGTACCAGTAGGAACTCCACCTGCAGTTAAATCTAAAGTACCATAGGTATATCCAGATCCACCTTTTGATATATTAATAGATTCAACTTTAGCATCATTATTAATAACTATAGTAGCTTCTGCTCCAGAACCATCTCCATTAATAGGAACACCAGTATAAGTTCTATTAGCAGTTCCTATACCAGATCCTCTATTAGTAATAGTTGCAATTTTTAATTGACCACTAGTAGATGCATTATCTCTCACAGCAGCATTATCTGTACTAGATTCCCAATTACCAGGAACAGGAATAAAGTTTGTAGAATCAAATTTGGTAATATCACTTGGTTTAATCGTATAAAGATATTTCCAAATATATCCATCACCACTATTACCTGCATTCTTTGGTTCTAAATCTGTAAAGGTGGGTTGGTCTAGTGAAGGTCTTCCTGATACGTTTTCTGGATCTGTTCCATTCTGAAGACAAATATAAACTTTAAAATCTTCATTAACTACAAAATACTTAGATGCATATAAATTAGTTGCTCCAGATGGTTTTGCTGTATTTGTTCTGCTTATATCACCACGATACATATCATATGTTATACCTGATGTCCAAGTATTTTTACTAACCATTCTACGCACATCAGAAGTAGTAATCTTCTTTAGTGCAATCATAGTATCCCAATAATCATCTTCCTGATCAAAACTATCCTTAGGTGCTGGAGGATTAGAATCCCAAGTGGAAGAATAATTGGTAGCATTAGGCAAACCAACAAAAGAATAATATGAATTTACAGTAGAAGTTGCTGCAGAGACAAAATTCTCAGCATTCAATATTCTAAGTTGATCAGTTATAATGGCTGACATTTTTACTATTTTTTTAGTTATTTATGTGTTATAATTTACGTATCTTAAAGGATTAAGTCTTTCAATTATTGGAGAACTAGATATACCACTTAATCCTGTAGAATCACCAGCATAAGATGTAAATACTCTTGCTGATCCTCTAGGTTGAGTAGCAATTCTTCCCCAACTATATTCTCCAAAGAATTCACTATGTCCAAGTCCAGTCAATCCATTATAATCCTGAACACTAACTGTTACTTGAGCAACATAAGTCAATCCAATACCAATACCCATAGTCTGAGCAATAGAAACTTGAGCAACTTCATAGACATTATCTAAGAAGGATGTTCCTATACCAACCACAGTGCCATCTTGATATAAAGAAGTTACTGAAGAACCTACATTAGAATTAAAGACTGTAAAGTAATATCCAGTTGTAATTCCACTCACTGTTAATGCACTACCCACAATAGAAGCATCTCTAAATAATGATTCTTTTGGAAGAAGCAAATCAAATACAATAGCAGTAGATGCCACACCTACAGATGTTGTAGATATTCCAGATATAATTCCAAAATCACCTGAATATGATACATCCTTAATAGTTTCAATAGAAGTGATTAACTTAGGTTCTCCTATGAGAACTGATGGAGCAGCAGTGTTAGTATATGCAAAACCAGTAGTAGTTCCTCCATAAGAAACTGAAATAGCATTAACAGTTCCAACTCCACTTATAGTAGCAGTTGCTTGAGCACCTTGAGAAGTAGATAATCCAATTGGAAGACTAATTGATACAGTAGGTGCTATTGTATATCCAACACCAGGATTTGTTATATCAAAGGAACTAATTGTTCCAGTATCAGAAACTAAAGCAGTAGCAGATGCTCCTACCACACTATCCTGAGAAATGATTCTAATATCATTCTGACCATTATAATTTTCCTTTGTGCTATCAAAGAAAGTTCTTATGTTAGAAACAAAAATAACAGTAGATCCAACACCAACAGATTGTATAATATTAGTATTGGGATATATTGATGGTTCATAATGAGGTCTATCCTTAGTTACTGCAGCACCATCAATAAATTTATCTTCAGTTTGTTTAGACCAAGTAACAGATCTTTCAAAGTTCTCATTTGTTGTAATTCCAGGTCCAGCATATAAGTTTGTATTTACACTATCTGCAGAATTAATAGTAGATACTATTCTTAGATTTTCTTCTAAATCTATATTTTGATCGTATATTTTAATTTCATCTCCTTTCTTAATTGTTTCTAAAATATCAACATTACTAACATCAACAGATCCAGTTCCTCTATAGAAAAGAATCTTAGAAGTGTCACCTTCCTTAGGTGCTTCCTTGAAGGTAATATAACTACCTCCTTTAAATTCATACCCCTCACCAGGAACTTGAAGTATGTCATTAATAAAGACTAATAATGCAACCTCAACATCAATATTAGATCCTGGTTTTGATTGTATGGATTGCTGAACTCCATCTAGATTTAATGCAAAAGAAATTGTCTTTCCATCAAACAATGCATCTAAAGGATCTAATACTTGGAAGTCTCCAACTGTCCATCCAGCAAAACTATCACTAATAGTTTCCTGAATAGTTAATTGAAATTCTCTAAACTCTGTAGCACCTGCTGTTGGGATACCTACAGTACCACCAACTCCTATGGTTAACTTTTGAGATTCACCATAACCATATCCTTGATTGATAATTTCAAAATCAATTATACTTCCACCTAAACCAACAACCACATTAGCTCTTGCTTCTGATCCTACTCCAGATTGATTTGAAGAGTAGAATAGAGGCATATTGCTATAAGATAATGGTTCATCTATAACAACTAATGGAGGATTAGTTGATGTGTAACCAGTACCAGGATTGGTAATAGCAATACTTACAATATTACCACCACTGATAGCAGCAGTACCAATAAACTCAATATTAGGTGCTCCAGTGCTTAATGTCTGAACTCCTACATTAACAATAGTCTGAATACCAGTTCTATACCCTGATCCACTATTTCCTATGCTTACAGAACTAATAGTACCCAATCCAGAAACAACAACAGTACCACCTGCAGCAACCAATGGTTGATATCCTAAACCTTCTGTAGAACCAACAGAAACAATAACACCCCCAAGAGGGACATTTGCAGTATTAGGATCATAAGATACAGATGAAATAGATCCTGTAAACTGAACACTAGTAATTCCTGCACTTTCTATTAAAGTAAAATCACCAGGAATAGCAACACTACCACTATATCTTTGTGGTCCTTGAGGAACTTGATTAACTAATATAAGAGCATTATTTGTAGAGAATCCTGCTATATCACTTCCATCAGACTTAAGAGTAAACTCAGTAGTCAATCCAGTGAAATTGGAAGAAACATCATCAAAGATGTAGTTTCCAGCATAAGGTTCATCAGAACTACCAGTAATACCAGATCTCATAAATGATCTTGCATTAAATGTTGAGTGAGTGGCTATACCAACAAAGTCCCTCTCATCTGGTTCATTTGTAGTAGTTGATAATGGAGTTAATCCAACAGGAGCAGTGTAGAAGTTAACAGTGCTGTCTACAATATTATATGCTCCATCTACCTTAGTAATTAAAGTACCATCACTATGCAATGCTGATTGAGTACCCATCCAAGGTCTAGTGACAAGTAGAACGTTGGTAGCACCCAATCCAACAGAATCCACCTTCATAATCTCATCACCAATCTTCAACATATCACCACCAGTAATAGACGTTATTCCTGAGATTTTAATCTTATCTGTAGTAGCAGATACATCAGCAGTAATAGTGGTAGTTACAGCAGTAGCAACTATTGGTGATTGAACCACATTATCAATACTTAATATACATCTTGAATTCTGTTTAGTAGAAGTAAATGAATGAGAAGTACCAATACCAACAGCAGTAATATCCAAATAAGTGGGACTGGACTTTAAAGCATTCTCTGCAGAAGTGGCAAGTCTAAGTGTAGAGTCATCAACCTTAACAGCATATACTGTAGAAGGCATTTTATCTGTAGTACCATATCCAGGTATAGATTGTGAGGTAATTTCAATAGCAGAAGTAGTTCCTGCACCAGTATACTTGTATGATAATTGTTCACCAGTAACAAAATAGTGATCAGGTAGTCTAATAGTATCTTCAGTTAAACTAACTGTGGTAGAAGCACTTCCTACAAAGTCTCTCTTAAAGATTGGTAGTTGTCTGTGCTTAAGTTCAAATGCTCTCTTAACATCAGTCTCAGTAGCAGTATAAGCACCAAAGCCAGTATCAATAGTAGCATTGTTTAAATCTATTTCAGTAATAGTACTGAGTTCATTTACCAGTCTTAAAGCAGCTTGGAATACTCTAACCTGAACATTAGCACTTGCTATAGGTGTGAATGTTAAGTTAGTATTATCTCCAGAAATAGCAGCATTGAAATCGCCAAGGTTAGTTACAGTTTGGTTAATAGCATACTCTGTTATGAAAGCAGTAGTACCATCATCAACTACTATGACTTCTGATATTTGATAATGACTATTAGTAGTATCTTCTACACATACAACATAATATGCACCATTAAATGTTTCAGTTTCATATTGTGCTACAGTTGTAGCAGATGGAGAACCACTAGAGGATATAGCAGTATATCTTGAATCTAAATTAGAAGTGTTTAATGATGTAGTACCAACACCAGCAGATGATGCATTTCCAAAATCAACATGGACTGTATTAGCAACATATGTGCTTGCAGTACTAACAGTGGGATGTAGATCTAGATGAACTCTAGAACCAGCAATATATGCACTATAAGTTCCAAGACCAGGTTCTCCAGAAGCACTACCAACATTACCTGTAGTTAACTGACCATATTCCACTAAATCTACGTTAGTGCCATCATGAACCAAAGTTATCTCATCATGCTCCCAGTAGGATGAATCACTAGCAGCATATGCAACTAAGATCTTAGATCCTCTATAAGTGGTGGCAAATGATACTATACTATGTTGTGTGGTGATTCCTAAAGGTATGGTTGTTGTGCTACTTACAATATTAACAATACCACCTAATCCAGTAGAACCTACACCAGCAACACTATCAGAAATATTAATTGCTACATTAGATACATCATAATTATTAAATTTAAACTTCTTAGGGAAGAATAGTAGTCTTCCATCATCACCAGCAATATCCATATCAAAGGAACCCAAATCTCCACCAAACTCACCAAGGTCAGTATTGGTTTCAACTCTACCATACTGATTTAAGAAGATATTACCAGTATCATCATGAAGAGCAGAAACTAATAGAATCTGTCTTTCTTTAGTAAATCTCTTATCTCTAATAAATGAAATATACTTTCTATACCTTACACTTGCTAAATTAAAACTATCAACAGACATGAAAGCATCTGTTCTAGCATTATTATTAAAGTCACCACTAATATCATCAATACTTAATACTCTATTACCAACAGACTCACTATAATCTTGAAGAATTTTAGTATCAAAAACTACTTCATCAGACACTATTTTAGAATCTATATTTAAAGTTTTTTCTCTTACTAAATCAAAATCAAATACTGTATTTAAATCCATTACAGAAATTAAATCTGTAACCACATCAAAGGAAGTTTGATCTTGAATAGTAGATATACCAGCATCAGTTTCACTCCTAACTATTAAATCACTAAATTTTTTAAATCCAGATGTATGATTTAAAGTTGATACTGGTTCATCCCATTTAGTGTATTGAACTTCAGACTGAAGTGAATATGAGAAATATTGATAGTATTCACTATCAAATATTCTTTGCTGATTATCATTTAAGAATCCAGAATTAGTTTGCCATCCCTCATTGACAATTGAAGAAGAACCTATATTATACAAAGTATTATAAGATGTATACTCACTAATAATTGCTTTAGTTTTTGATGATTCTCCAAAAAGAGTTTCTCCCACTTCAAAGTCAAAGGAAGATGAAATTTTAATATATTCATTTAATTTATTCCAAGATTGTAAAACTGCTGTTTTATTACCTGAAACTAAAGTTTCACCAACTTCAAATCTATTTTGTTCTATTTTAACATCAAAGGTAGGGAAATATTCTTCAGGAACAATCTTACCAAATGAAGAAGCAGATTTAAATGTACCAGGAATTTCATCTACACCAAGAGTATTAGATAAACTATATCTTACAGTTCCAAGTGTTCCTCCAATATTAGGATCTGTTGCTAAAATTTCAAATAATTTATAATTATAATTTACACTATTATAACCTTTACCAGTGCTTCCTAATCCAACACTTACGCCTTCAATCATTACCTTCTTACCCACCTCAAATGGATATTCAGCAGCATCACTAAAACTAGCTCCAATAGTTACTGTTACATCACCAGTTCCACTATTATAATCAATATTGTTAATGGTAATTCCATTAGAGTTGCTAATAGGAATAATTTTTGGAACAATATCATTTAAAAACTTACTATTTTTTAAAATAGTAACATGAGTATCTCCAAGTTCATAATCCAAATCAATTTCAGAAACTTCTTTATTAGTTAATCCATCCAAAACAACCAATCCTGGAGAACTTAAATAATTTGTTCCTACAGAAGAAATACCAATACTTTTAATAGATGCAAGAGCATCTATTTTTATTAAATGAGGTATTTGAGCTTGAGGTCTTAAAGTATTATCTGCAGAATAATCAAAACCTATATTCTGAATATCTACATTTGATATTCTCCCAATAGTAGTGCTTTCTGGTTTTAGAATAGCGTCTCTTCCCTCATAAGATCTAATAGTACTAATACCTGGAATAGTTCTATATTGTTTTCCTTTAGATCTTAGATTAATACCAGCAATAGGTCCTTGAGCTTTTGTTTTAGATGAATCATAAGAAAAATCACCATCAGAAGAAGAGTACTCCAATTTCTTTGGAGATTTTGGAGCTGAGAATAAAAATGTAGTGCTACCTACACCAACTAATGTATGACTACCAGTTAAAGGATTAGAAGAAAAAACTAAACTATTAGAATTTACATTATTATCAGTATCTCTAATAATTTCTTTTTTTATATCAGTATTCAAATCATCATTTATTGGAGTTAAATTATAATATAAATCTTTTTGAATTTGCTCAACATTTTTAATAGTTAAAACAGCAGTAGCATCTATTCCAATTCTACCTGATAGACTAATATTAAAATCATCAGTTTTTCCTGAAGTGAAGAATAGATTATTAAGATCTATATCAGAATATAAATTAAAATCAAACGCACTATAAGAAACTTCATTATTAACAAATGATAGTGAAGAATCTGAAAGATCAAAATCTACTTGCTGATTTCTTTCTATGATTACTCTAGGATTAATAGATGAGATCTTACCAGCATAAGAACTGGTGATGTTTATTACATTTGGAGTAAGATTTATAGACTCATAAAACTCATTACATAATTTAATTGTATTTTGATCTACAACATAAACATAATATATGCCATTATCAGTCAATCCTCCAGGAGAAGTAGTAGCAGTAGATACAATTTTTTGACCATTCACATAACCATGTTTAGAGATGGTAATAGAGTTACTAGAAACATCAATATCAGATTCTGAAAAACTTCTAGGATTTATAACTAATCTTCTATTATAATCATTATAAGCAACTTTTATAGTAGTTGTTATTCCTGGATTTACTTTTAATGTTACAGAATCAGATGCCCTAAGACCATGAGTAGATGATGTAGATACTGTTACCAAAGATCTATTAAGTTGTCCAGATAAAACATTAGAATAATTAGTTTTAAAACTATGGTATAAACCAGTTCCAATACCAGTAAAGAATAAAGTACTAATATTTGTTGTACTATTAATTCCCACAAAAGATCCAGTAGAACCTACTCCTACTCTAGCAGTAGCAATACCAATCAAATCTTTGGATAAAGGAGCTGCATATAGTGTTTGTTCATTAGACAGAATAAACTCCATTGTACCATCAGTAGAAACCCCTAGAGCAGTCCCTTCATTGGTTCTATAGGTCAATGCATCTCCAGACTTTAATCCATGATCTTTAAAGTAAATTGATTTGGTAGGAACAAATATTTCACTAATACCTGTTCCTGGATTAGAGAAGAATAATGTAGATCCAATTCCAACTCCAGAAACATTTCCTAAAGATACAGATTCTTTAGGATTGAAATATAATTCTCTATTAAGTGTATAGTCAGATTTATTTTGTGGGTCTAGAGGAGAGAAATGTAATCGTCTTGGATTTTGACTAATAAGAGAAAAAGATGTATGAGAAGATCCTATTGTAGAATCATATTGTCTGATAATTCTAATTCTAGAATCTTCTTTATCTACATTTAATACTTTTATTTTTTCAGTTCCTATACCAAGAATATCATTCTCTCTAATAAAATTGGGTTCTAAATTACCAATTACATTAAAGAAAGTTACTATACCTGTAGTAGATATTCCTGCTACGTCTCCAAATAATTTAAACTGTTCTGTTTTTATTCCTACTGGTTGGATGTAGTTATTACTTAATCCATTTGTATTTAAACCACTAATTACTACAAATTCATTTTGATATAGATTATGAGGAATAGTAGTATAACCTACAAACTTAGAAGTAAACTCATCTGGAATAAACTCAACATTTGAAAATACTGTGTTAGCAACACTAATTTGATTAATAGTTTTACCTTGAATAGATCCTACAGTAGCATGGGCGCCATATCCACTAGATCCTTCATTATCAAATACTACATAATCTCCAATTCTATAATTATATCCTCCAGTAGAAACTCCTATATTTGATAATGAACCAGCAGAAATTTCAGTAACATAAGTTTTTTGTTCATTAATATTGCTAGGATTAATTAAGAAATCATATTTTGTTTTATTAAAAAGGAAATTATAATTATCAGTATTTCTAACTAAATTTGTTTTATTAAGATCCGTATTATCTTGATTAGATAAACCTTCAAAGTTGTATTGTATTGGTTCATACTTATAGGAATTACCTATAAAATAAGGAAACTGAGGTCTTCTATAATTTTTAAATGATCCTTCAGAATCTCTAACAGTTGGATTTATTGTAGAAAAATAAGCATAAATGCCATTTGGATATTCTGGAGTTTTGCAGAATCTACCATTATGTTCATCTAAATCTTTGTCTGTTGAATGAACATAATCTTCTACAAAAAATCCATTAGGATATATCTCTTTCCCATCAGAAGTTAATGGATTTGGTCTATAAGAAGATATAGACACTGAATATCCAGATTCTATAATTTTAATAGAACCACCTGAATTAGTTGAATATCCATAAGGTCCATAAATTGGAGAACCATCATAAGACCACCCAAGAATAGGAGAGTGAACTCCTGAAGTTTGTTCTATATCATTTTCCAATCTTAAATCAGGAACAAAAACTTCTTTATCTCCTACAGTCTTTTTCAAATAAGTAGATTGTCTTAACTTTCTAGGTGCATATAAGTGAGAATATTGTAATTGATAATCGGAATTTAAACCATTAGTTACTATTCCATCATCTGAGGTAATTTGATCATTTTGTAATAATCTTTCAAAACTATTAATAACCCATGTTTTTGGATTAGCATATAAATCACATTCCCTTCCATTTGGTGTTACAAAAACATTAGTATTTGATGAAGTATATCCAATTCCACTATGAATAACTTTAACTGATTCTATAGCACCAGATTTTAATATAGGAAGAAGAACACATCCATTTCCTTCTCCATAAGCAGATAATATGGGAGCTGAATTATATTCAGTACCAGAGTTAAGAACAATAACTTCAGTTATTTTTCCTTCTACAGATACTATTGGAAATAATTGAGCATCTTTACCAGATTTTAAACTAAAAGTAGGTTGTCTATTATAGTTGATAACATCTGATGAACCATAACCAACTCCACCATCTACAACATATACTGATTTTATAGATCCTTTTCCTACAGGTCTTAATTTAGCATTAAAATCCTGCCCAGAGAAAGTTGAAACTCCAATATTACCATCAACTGTTACTTTAATAGGAGGGTAATTAAATTCATGAAATCCTAGACCACCATCTGTTAAATTAATATATTTTTTATTTCTTATATAAAAATTAGCTGGTGTAGACCCTACTCCTACAGCAGATAATTTAAATGAATCACCATCAACCTTTGTTACATAATAATCTGTTAAAGTTGCAAGTCCAGAAATAACAGTTCCTTTAGTATCATATCTAATAATTTCTCCATCAGAATATCCATGATTTTTAATAGAAATTTTATTTGATGCTGTATTAATTCCAGATGGATTAATAGAAGTTAATCTATTAGTGTACAAAGATCCAGAATTACCAATACTAACTGAACTGATTATTCTCTTTTTAGATTGACATTTTAACTCTTGAATACCTACTCCATATGCAGTAAGACTTATAGTAGAAACTCCTGCTATAGCATCACTATAATTTTTATGTAAAGATACTGTAGTAGCATTTTTAACACAGCAGAAATATGCAGCATTAGTAGTTAATCCAGCTATAGCTGTTTGACCCTCTGTATTATAAGAAACTAACTCACCATCTCTAAATTTATGAAAAGTTGAAAATCCTATAGTATTACTTGTAAGATTAACTAATCCTGCAGTTTCTATAGAATTAAATTCTACATTATGATCTTTAGCAATCAAATTTGGAGATGCTATACATCCCTTTCCATTTCCTCCAGTTATCTTTATAGTTGGAACTGTAAGATAGTCAAAACCACCATCTTCAACATCTATTCTTTTTATAGATCCCTGAACTTCACAAAAAGCAGAACATCCAGTTCCAACTGCATCAGAAACAGATACTATAGGAGGATTTACTATATCATAAAATTTTCCCTCACTAACTACTGAAATTTCTTCTAAAGGTCCATAATTGACTACATCATTAGATTTATAATTAACAATTTCTACTCCATTTACCAATATACCAGTTTTTCCAGTTCTTGTTGGATTTGAAAATTTAGATGGTATTGATGCATGAATTTTTCTTAATAACTTTTGAGATTTTATGTTCTTTTGATAAAAATTTGAAATTTTAAATATATTATCAGATACACTTCCACTAAAAGATACAAATACATTATTGTTTATATTTGCACTACTTTTACTAAGTTTTATAGTATTAACATCAATCTTTTTAATAAAATATTCATCTTGAGTGATATCTAATTTATTATCACCACTACCACCAACATAAGTTACTTTTTCTCCAGTAATTAATCCATGGCTAGGAATAGTTATTTCAGTGCTATTATTAAAACTACCAGAAAATATAATATCAGTTTTACGAATATCTAGAGCTTCATTAAAATAGTTTGGGATAGAAGGAGAAGCAATATAGGTATTTTGATTACCATCTGAGTAAGAATTCTGAATATTTGTTGAAAAAATATTGGCACTAGGATAATTACTTAAATTTGCCTTAGATAATAATCTTTGAATTTTATAAACAGTATTGGAAGATAATTCACCAGCACCTTTAACTAAAACTTCTTTAGAACTAATAAGAGAAATAATAGAACATTGTACATCATTAATTAGAGCGTTATCACCTACAACAAAAATATGATTATCAAAAAGAGTAAGTTTATATGTAAAGTTTGATTTATCAATAAGATCAATTGATTGAACATCATAAGTTATTGAAATATTATTAAATAGACTTTTATTGACTATATTTGTGACATTAGAACCAAGACCTTTGGGTTTAATAATATCTCCTACTTCAGTATTATAATTTCCCTGAAAAGCATAATCTAATTTTGAAAGAACACCTGTTACTCTAACTTTGACTACATTTGCAGTTCCTACTCCAGAATATCCATAAGCATAAGAACTGGATAAAAGATCTTGAGTTGGATCAATACTTCTATCAATCCCAGAACATCCATAAAATTGATTAAAGGATTTTGAATCATAAGTTATAGTAGAAGATGTTCCATCAGCAAAATTAGCAAGTAAAGTGCCAGCAGTTCCAAAACCAACAGTAGAGTCTACGCTCATAACAGTAGATCCTATGGAAATAGAATCTACTAATTTGGTGTTTGGATGAATAGAAAACCTGCCAGTTACTCTAGATGAAGTTGGAGTATAATCCAAACTTACTTTATAATAAACCTTACTATCTCTAATAATTTTTTCTACATCATTAATAGCTCCTATAGCTTTAGGAAAAATACCATCAGAATCTTGAAATAAATTCCTATTGATAAGATCTACAGGATCTCCATCAATAGGTTCTACTACTAATTGTTCTGAAATTTTATAATTGCTTGCTGATGGAATAAAAAGAAAATCCCTTGGTTTTAGAACATTTACATCTTCTCCATATAATGCTCTAAACAAAATTTCAAATGATTTATCAGTTCCTTTAGATGAATAAAAATCTTTTGATTGTTTAAGAAATAATCTTTTATTAATATCTGAGGATAATGTTCTTTCTTCAAATCCAGGAGTAATTTGTTTTTTTACTTTCTTAAAAAATTCTTGTAAAAAACGAATACTCAAATTATTAACTACTGATCCTGATGAATGAGTGGAAATACCAGAATTGGTAAAAACTAACTCATCTGTATGATTTGGATTTCTATACGAAGTAATTCCACTAAATCCACGTGAACATCCAATAAAGGAATTAGTAGTAATTCCAGTATATGTAATAATTTCAGAATCTATTTCAAGTAATCCAAATGAATCTGGAAATCCTGTAGTAGAATCTACAGTTATAGTATTATCAGCAATTCCTACATTAGTTGAAAGATTTGTAGATTCTATAAGATCTGTTAACTCATCAACTTTAATATATTTGTCAATATTTTGCAATACATCTAATGTTGACCCTTGACCTTCTAAAGCAGTATAATATTGTGCTAAAAATTCACCAGCAAGAGGAAAATCCGCTCTTATGAAATCTGGCAGTTGATTTTTAACAACTGAACTAATTTTGACTCTTGTATTTTTTGGCATTATTTTTTAATATGTGCTTGAAGAGGGATTTGTAGTAGTGCCTAAAACATAGGTATCAGATTGAACCAAATTAGTATTCAAAGACTCAGCTTCAGTTAATCTAGCTATATCACCACTGGTATAGCTGGAAGTTGCTGTATAAAGATTTCCTGCTGTATTTGCACCAGATGATATTACATCTGAAACCATATCAACAGTACTATTACTATTATCTAGTTGCAAATAAAGATCCTGTAATCCAATCACATCATTTGACTCAGGACAAGCAGAAACTTCAATAATTGAAACATCTTGAACCTTTTTAGAAGTTCCTGTGATATTAACTGCATCTAACATGATTTCACCCTTTTCATAATCAATGGTTCCTACATTGTTACTTACAACTACAGGACCAGACTTAGATTGCAACTTAAATAAGAACAATTTTCCTGTTCTGCGATTAGCATTAGGTTTATCTGACATATAGAGAGTATCTGCTACTCCAAATACATTAAACCCAGATGACTTGACATTATAACCATTATTATTCTTTATATAGAATGGATTTCCAAAACAAAGTTCATATTCCACTCTTTGACCTAATCTGGGTTGCATATCCCTTCTTATTTCAATTTTAGTAATATTAGATGTTATTGATTGATTGCTATTATCAATAATTCCTTGAAATTTACTATATTTAAATTTTGCTCCATATTTGTTCATTTCTGTTGAATCAGAATACTTATTAATATTATCCATCACTACAGTTTTGACTGCATTTGCATCAGAAGCTAAACTTGGGTTATAATAAGCATTAACATCTACTTCAATGAACAAATATTTAAGATCTTGTATTTCAGTAACAATTCCAGCAACAGAATACTTCCTTAATAAGGTATTAAGGTTATTTTTAATGGAATCTGGTACATAAGGACCATAAAATGGTTTTATGGTGATAAAAACCTTTCCATATTGAGGTGGACTTAATTCTTCTCCTCCAAAAACTGAAACTGACTCAGTTTCTGGGTAAATTTTAGGAATTAATGCCTCATAATCACCTGCTGTGACTGCTCTATTGTAAGTTGAGTAAATTTTAGGTGCAAAACGCTTTACAGAGTCAACAGATTCAATTTCTTTACCTCCAATAGACTCATTTACAGTAGAAAGTAAAGAAATTCCTGTACTTACAAGGTTATTGTTGTTATCTACTATTCTTCCATTGAAAGAAAAGGATGAAACACCATTTGCTGCCTCTCCATTACTGGTAATATAGGAAACTTCAATATAATTCAGTGATTTTAACTTTTCTCCAAACACTCCATCACCAAAAATGAGTTCATATCTCTGATCTTCTACTTCTTGAATGAAATAGACCCTAGAAGAGGAGGTAACTTCTATTAAAGTATCAGAAAATACATATTTTTTAGAAGATGTACTTGATTCAGTGTCTCTTACAGTAACTTCTAAGGTAGAAGTATCAATATTTGCATTATCTAAGGTATATCTTGATGGTGGAGCAGGTGTTTCTGATGAAACAGTGAAATTTGATGTTAAATATGACCCTTCATAGATTGTAACATTGCTAAAAGTGGCAATTCCATCAACTACAGGCACTGTTATATCACTTGGAATGCAAAAAGAGTAACTTTCTGACCCAAAAACTGATGATGAAGTTGTTACAATGCCTTTTTTAAGTGTTAAGGTAACAGGTTTAGTAGTAAAACCAGTTGTATTTACAAAAAATGAGATTATTGCCTTTGCTGCAGTCCTTGATCTGGGTGTATAACCAATATTTCTTGCTAATGCTACTACATTTTCCCTCAAAGTAGCACTATCTATGAAAACCTCATTGCTAATCATGTTAGCATTGTATGAGGAGATGTAAGTATTGTATGCTAAGACATCAATTATGTTAGAAAGATTAGATCCTTCAAAATCATAATCAGTAAAATCAGAATTTTCCCTCAAATAATCAGTAAGTGAGGTCTTTATCTGATCAAAATCTAGGTCTGTAAAGTTTACTAATGCCATTTATCTTGTTGACTGTAGTGCAAAGTTTAATTGTTGAGGAAGAGCTTCAATTCCTATAACATCATAGATGACTGTAACATCAAATTCATTGTTATCATAGTTAGGTTTCACTAAAACATCCTTTAATTTTACTCTTGGTTCAAATTTAATGATAGTTTCTTCAATTTCATCCCTTATAGATGATGCAGAAATCTCATCTAGGTTGTCAAAGAGCACTTCACTTACTCTTGAACCCAGATCTTCATTAAAAAATCTTTCGCCTGGAGTAGTAAGCACTAAATTCCTGATAGAACGTGCAATTGCAGTGTTATTTTTGACAGTGATTAGGTCTTCATTAATAGGATTTACCTCAAAAGACATGCTAATGTCCTTAAATCCCCTACTAATCCTTTCTACAGGCATAAAATTAAGTAATTATAAGTTTATTTATGAGGGTTTTTACGCAAAAAAAAGAGACCCTTAGGTCTCCTTGTTATCTTCCTTGTCCTCTATACCTTTTTTTAGGTTTATTAGAACTAGTAGCACAGTATTTGGTGTGTTTTCCAGTCCCTTGTCTTGTCTTCTTGGGTATGGTTTCTACAAACTCATTCCCAGAGAGAGATTTTCGCACAGGCATTAGTCTTCTTCCTCCTCTAGTTGTTTCATTACTTTGTCAGAGATCGCCATCAGATTGGTGACGCTCTTGAGATTTTCTATTTGAAACATTACATCAGCTATATGCTTACTAATATAAGGTTCCTCATTTCTTGCTGCAAAGGCAAGAGCATTTCTTAGTGATGCAACTGCCTCATCCAATGAAGTTTGTACTTGTTTTGATAGTGTCATTAGAGGTCTCCTAGATTACTCTTGTTTTCTCATGACCCACCCTAATACGAGGATCACACCATATCTCTTCACCACCTTCAATGGCATCTAAACAGAATGAGACATCCTCACCACACATATCTTGAACTGCCCCAGATTCAAAGACTTGCATCTTAGGAGCAAACCAAGGATAAGGAAGGTTCTCAAAGACACCCTTCTTAATGATTACCCAACCAAAACCTGTGTAGTCTACTGTGAAAGGCTTCT